CCTGCGGTACCTGTTGCGTCACCTGCTTTGTCTACGGCAGCTATTGACTGAGCCTCAGCATTTTTAGGATCGTGTTTCATTTCAGAGATTTCCTCATCGTCATGGAGTTCCACGTCCTGATTTTCTATATTATCAGCCATTTTTGACTCCTTATTTTGATTTTAATATTGAGAGGAAATTCTTAAACTCACGAACCTGTGTCTCATAGAGATCAGCTCGCGGAGCCTTCTTAATTTCAGTCTCCATTCTTTCAATTGTTTGTGCTTCTATAATGCCGTTATTCCAAACCCATTCGACACCTTCCATTATCCCATTAACGAAAGCTCCAGGTGCGGATGGATCTTGCACGATATCTACCGCGTTTAGAATATAGTCGTCATTGACAACCATGGCGCCATTACGCTGGCTCAAACTTCCCATACCACGAGTCGAAACACCGATTGTAACTCCACCGTCGAGTAAGCCTTTTACAACTTCGCCCATAGGGGTGTTTAGTATCGATGCCTTACCCACAATATCATTTCCCTCAAACTTGAGTTCATCGATTTTGTGAGAAACTTTATCGAGATTTACGGTCGGTCCTTCAGGGTGATTTAGTTCACCGACTGCTCTACCTTTTTGTACTTGCTCTGTATCATACTTACCTACAGCTTTTTCCATGATAGGCATTGGATATATACGACCGTTTCGATTCTTCTTTTCTGCTTGCGCAAAAATTCCTTGTATAGCATAATTCTTTTTACCGTTTTTACCTTCGGTTACTAAAAATTCAATATCGTTTTCTATAAATTCTGATATTAACTTCATGTTACCCTCTTGGATATGCTATTTTAGTAAAATGTGTTGTTGTAGTACCTGCATGTATTTCTTCAAATTTTTCTTTACGTAATATAAAAGATTGATTTTCATGTACTTGCATGGTGGCACCAGTTGCAACATTCGTAATTAAGTCATCTGCAGTTGCACACACATAAACTGTTTGAGCATTACCTACAGTTGTTTTATTACCAGAGCCGTTTGCAGTTACTTTGGCAGCTAAAGGTCTAATTTCCATTATTTTATTCCTTTATATTGTTTCATAAACTCTTTTACAGCCTTTTCAGCTTCACGTTGAGAATTATAAGCATCTAATCTATCGCCATCTATATAAGCAACGAACTTATTTTTCTCATTATGTATCTTTATGGGTACTCGATTAATCTTCTTATCGAATACGACTTTGCCAATTGGCTTACGGCCTGCTAGTTCTCTTAGTTGTGAAAAAGTTTTCATGTTAATTCTATTTATACATTTAAACTTTTACACCGCAGCCCCTTCAATTTCTTCTTCTTCGTCTTCTTCTATCTCTTCTTCTTCGGTTTCGTCTTCATCATCATCTTCTTCTTCCACTTCATCTTCAGGGTCTTCCATATTATCTTCATCATCTACTTCGACTTCCTCCTCTTCTTCTTCAGGTACGCCGTTATAGATTTGATCTGCTAATCTAACCTTTTCTTGATCAAGTAAGTCACCCATTTTAATTGTCATGACTTCACCGAATATCTTATTTGCATGATTATAATCTTTCTCCAGAGAAGCCTTGATTAAATCTTGAATATAATTCGGGTCATCTAATCTTTCTTCTTGCTCTGTATTTTCCACGTTATCGACATTATCCATTATACTACTCCTTGGTCGTCTTCCGGTTCTTGCGCCTGCGCAGCTGCAATCTCTTTATCCATATTTGCAACGGTGTCATCGTCCATCAAAAGAATATTCTTCTGAACCCATTGCTTGGAGAAATATTCTCCGACATACTGAGATACTTGATCCAAGCTTTGAATCTTTTCTCTCAATAATTCTGCTTCTTTTAATTCTGCAAAATGATTGTCTCTTAAGTAATCAACTGTAACTTTATTTTTCCAGCTGTTCCAATCATCTTCAGTAATAATATTTTTCATTATAAGTTGCTTCTTTAAGATGTCGTAAAATAAATTTGAGAATCTATTTCTTAGTCTATCAATAAACTTTTGAAACTTAAGTTCATCTCTACTTATCTCAGTGGCTCTTCCTAATGAAAACTGTTGTTCTTGTTCTAATCTGTTCATAGGAACGTTTAAAGATCTATATAACCTTTTTTGAAAGTATATGATATCTTCTATCTGCCCTAAGTTCTCTCCGCCTGGTAATGTGGATATTTCTGTACCTCGTCCACCCTCTCTACGTGGTAACCAAAAATCTTCCAGCATCGACATATGTTTTCTATCGTCTCTTATCTCACCAGTCTTAGCATCATACACTAACTTGTTTCTGTACTTTGCCATGATGTCTTTCATATACTGTTCGGCTTTACCTCTTGGTAAGTTACCAACGTCAATATAAAACATTCTTCTTTCAGGAGCTCTTGCCAATCTGTAAATTACTAAAGAGTCTTCCATCATTCGTAACTGTGTGATTGGTTTAAGAGCCTTATGTAGGTAAGAAACTATTTTCTTTCTGTGTTCATCTAATAAACCTGAAGTTATATAGTTAACAGAATCTAAAGTCATTTTTACTCCAGCGTTCTGTGCACCTGGTTTTTCTTGAAATATATAGAACTCATCGATTTTTTCAACAAGCTTAGCACCAGTGAGAGGATCTTTCTTACTCTTAACTTGTTTTACTTTTCGCATCTTAGCTGCATCAATGTATCTTATCTCTTGAATGCCAGCCGATAAGTTAGTTTCATCAACAACCAAGTGATGATATAACCTACCATCAATGTACCATCTTCTAAAAATATCGTGACCGAGTTCCTTAAAGTTTAACATGTTAAAAATGTTTTCAAACTCTTCAGACATTTGCTTTTTAATTGAAGCACTGACTGGCACGTTGTCTAAGTTTAATTCAACCGAAGGTTTTAACTCGCTTGCTGTGATCGCTTCATTAACAATGTCTTCAATTGCTGCATCAGCCTCAGGGTGCATCGCGCTTCCTCTGTACTTTAATATCAGTTGCGCGTTATCTTTGGAATCATCACCTTCCATATTAATATAATGACCATAGTGAGAACCAGCTGATGTCGCAGTGACATAACCAGCACCATCGTCGTCTCTTGGCGGAACAGGAGAGGCAAGAGCTTTCTTGTCCTTTGTCCTTGTAATCTCAAAACCAAATAATTTAAATGTGTTTTCTGCCATTTGAATTCCTTTATAGTTAGGAGGACCGTAGCCCTCCTACTATTTATTACTTAAGTTGTAGTGTCAGTCTCATAGTACTGATATGCAAACGTTACTGTGAATCTTTCGATCTCATCGTTTGTAGCATAGTTCAGATCTATTGGTGACATATCTTGTGGATATGATCCTCTAAAGGTGTACTTTTTAAGTGCATCACCAGACCTATCTAACTGTTCGACAAGAAGATCTGCCTCATAGGCCACTGGAGTTGTAAGACCGGTATTTGCGCTATGTGCGTTCATGCCGTTCATCCATCGTTCCATTGGATTTCTGATAGCAAAATCAGTATCGTTTATTATTGTAACTGTCCAAACATCAAACGTTCTGTCACCGGCCATTTTTAACTGTCTACCACGAAATGGTACAACAATTTGACCAAGCGTTGATCCAGGTATCTGAGCCGCTTCACATAAGAATGAAGTCAGTTCTGGATCACCGTTTGCGTATCCGGGAAAGTTAATGGTAGCCTTGAAGAGGTTAGGACGAGCCCCACCGCCTCTAAGCTTTGATTTAAAATCATCTACGCCTAATACTGCCATTTTCTACCTCCTAAACTGTACCAACGACTTCTTCAAAGTCGACGCCAGTTCTTACTGCCACAAAGTTAAGTGTGACGAAGTTAATGGACCTAGCCGGCTTGATGAAGATACTTGCGATAAACTCATTTCTATCGATTACTGCAGGCGTATTATTAGTTGCGTCTGCTACGACTCTGAAGTCTGTAATACCGCGTCTACCTTTCACCTCACGTAATACTGGCTCGACAATATTGACAAACTCTGCTCTTGTAAATTCATCATTGAATTCAAAGAGTACTTGTTCTGCAGCTCTTGAGATTGCTCTTTCAAGAACCAAGAACAACCTACGTACGTTGATTCTATCAAACGCAGAAGGTCTTGCAAGCTTTGTCTTATCACCAAATAGTATTACTCCAGCACCTGGTATATTAGCGATCGGATTAACTCCGGCTTTATACAACGTGTCTCTTTGTGCTTTCGTAGGTGAAAATAATAGAGATGTTATTCCAAAGTATTGGCCTCTTCTCGAACCTGCAGGTGAGAACCATGGTGCTCTATTGAGATCCGTGGCTGCCATTATTCCAGCAGTTGAAGATGCAGCAGGTAAGTTTATGAACTGATCATTAAACTTATCGAACACTTTTAAGAAGTTTCCATCCATTACTAGATAAGAAGACTTAGTAAAGGTATCTGCTGTAGCAACTATATTTGTTACAATTGTTGAGGCACTTGTTTGATTCACTATGTCGGCTCTAGCTGGTGATGCAACAACAATACAATCTTTTCTTAATGACGCTGCGGTCGCAACTAAATCGTTAACGACTGTAGTTTGATCAGTACGTGTTTGCATTGAAGGTGCTATCAAAAAGTCTATCTCAACTTGGTCTTTATCTTCGAAAAGATCAAAACCTGTTAAAATATTTGCAGTTGATAGACTTGCTACATCAACACCGCCGGCAAAGTTATAGTCAATATCTGTATTAGTGGTACCCGTAACCTTTGTAAAGTTATCGCCACTATCGATATTAGTACCCGCTTTTGCCTTGCTGCCTAAAGTGCTTTGAAAGTCAGAATCGAAATCAATTAACCAAGCATATTTTGAAGTTTCATTGATAACGTCTTTTACAAAGATATTAGAACCAGCTGCGTCTTTAGCGTTTTTACCTAAAGATAAGAACGCATATCTTTCTAGCAAGGTGCCTTGTGTTCCTGTAAACTTACCGTTTTTATCTATTATTGCAACGTGAACTTCGTCGTTCGTTGCGTTATTTTTTGTTGCAAAATCTGACGTGCCTGGGGCTGCGTCAAATTCATTCTTGTATGCCCACTGATTAAATGCAGAATCGTTTGCAGAATGTGGACACATACTTACTTGTAAACTATTTCCTAATGCTCCAGGATATTTAGCAATAAAGGTATGTGAATCAGAATCTAATGCAGATAACTGTGCATCAAAATCTGCTTCATTTTTAATTACCTCTGAGGCTAAAGTGCTATCACTATCAGCAGCAGTCTGACCAGTGGTCGAACGTGCGTTTTTAGCGGTGCTGTCTATTACTCTTACTAACTCAAGAGCATTTGAATATCTTAGAAAGAAAGAAGATCTATGAAAAGATATAGCTGTAGCAGAATCAGGAGATGCAAATTTATCTACTAAGTCTGCTTCGTCGCTTACTTTTACTCTTTCTTCGACAGTACCCCACCTTGAATTAATAATAGTCGCGCCTGTAGTTGACTGGACATTAGGCACACCTCCAGTTAAGTCAATCTCTTTGACGACAACCGCTGGTGATTCGGATGGATTTGAGAGTGCCATTTTTATTTCCTTTAATTATGAGTTAACATTATACGATTATTCAACTGTTACCATTATTTATAATATTACAAGTCTCTATCATACTCTATGGCCCATGGATGATCATCACTTGGTTCTATTCTTTTAATCTGTTCGCTGCCATCATCAATGAATCCAAACGGAACAATGTCTTCTTCTATCTCTTTTAATTTTTGTTTGAATATCATATCTTTAATATTAATATCTGTTAAGTTTGAAAAGTATGTAGATGAAACAAAGTAACCAAATAAAACTAGGTTCATAACTAAATCATCATGGTTACCTATGGACGCTTGATATGTTTGGCCTCTTGCTTCAAAAGTAGATATCTCTAAGATCGTTTGTTCATCTACTATCTTAAGTTTATTATTTTCTAATAAGTCTTTTAACGCACTGCAACCAAGCCTCTTAGATTTTCTATTGATATCAATACCAACAGCATTTGCCTTAACTGCTGATTCCACATGCACGTTTTCATATTCTAGTTCATAATATAATCCATTACATACTACTGATCCTTGGTCATTTGATTCAACTATGCAATAAGCTTTGTTGTAGACATTCGCGTACTTATATATAATATTAGGGAAGAGTAATGGAGAGATAGTATTATTGCGATACACAACTACCTGCTCAAATGGACGAACGTTAATATCGATCAAACTAAAAGAAGAATAGTCCTGTCCTCTTCCCTTTGAAACATCAGCAACTAAAATATATTCGTGGTTCTTAACAGGCTCTTTGTAAATCAGGCAGTCGCCACCTTCCATATATTTTATTGGTCGTTGTGCTCTTAAATCTAAAAGCGTTTGTGCGTTTACTAAAGTATTGCCAGTACCAAAAAATGTGTTACCAAACTCTTGATCAAACTGTACTTGTGAAGTATTGTTTATAGTTTCTTCTTTCCACTTTTCATCTCTTCCTGGCACGTCATGCCAATCGACTCTGAAATTATTATATTCATTAACTCCTTGTATCGAGCCTTCCCATATCTTATGAAATGTGTTACCAATGCCATTTGCAGTAGACGTTACTATAATCTTTGTATCACCGCCTGATGATATAACAGGATAAGTTGAAGTATAAAACTCTGCCGCTCTTTCAACAAATGCAAACTCATCTAAGTAAAGTAGGTTGATAGATAGTCCACGAATAGAAGAACCAGTCGTAGCAGCAGCGATAATCCTACTATTATTGCTAAAGTCAATGTTAGACTTGTTGAGAGCCTTAACGCCCGGTTGGAGAAAGAAAGGAATATTCTCAAGCATGATCGTAATCCTCGCCAACATCTCTCTCGCAGTGGCTCCTTTGTTCGCAAGAACTGCAATTGATTTTTCTGATTGAAAGAGTGCAAACCATAGTAAGTATCCGCACGCCGATATTGACTTACCTGATTGCCTACACGCCAATACGACATTAAATCTGTTCTCCTTAAAGTGTTTAAACATTTTTTTCTGATAAGGATATAGTCTAAAAGGTACTAGACCCTTATCTAATGAAATGATTTTGGCATATTTTTCTACAAAGTACACAGGATCTTTCATACACCTAGCATACTCGAGTACTTGTTCCTCATCAAAATTAGAAACAACGCCGTCTTTTTTAATATTAGGATTGCCTAGATAATTTTCATTCTTGTTTTGGAGTGACATTTACTATTTCCGATTCATTCTTAAGAAGCTTTTGTAGCTCAGTCGTGGAACCAACGAAAAGATTATTTGTTGTGTTTGCAATCTTTTTAACTTCGTCTTTTTTGTCAATGTCTTTCTTTTTCTTATTTAAGTCCATTAATCTATCGTTTACGTCTGAAATATTTTTAATCATTCCAGATAAAACTTCAAAAGCTC